CGGAAAAATCTCAGTTAATTTAGAATCTGGCGAATACGAAATTATACCAGAACAAGAATAAATTATGGCTGTTATAAATGCCACTAGCTTTTTGTTGTTAAAAGATACAACAGTTATAGGGCATTCAAAAAGCACAAGTTTTAATGTTAATGTTGACTTGCCAGAATCAACTAGCAAAGATAGTTTAGGTTGGCAAGAAGTTATGCCAGGTGTTAGATCTGGTACTTTAAATTGTGAGTGTTTAACTGATTATTCAGATGCTTTAAGTTTTGAGCAATTAGCCGACATGGTTATAACTAAACAAAAAGCAACATTTTATTTTAAAGATGCTGTAAATCCTAAATTAATTGTTAGAGGTGAGGGGTTTATAAACTCTGTCGATGAAACAGCTGAGTTTGAAACTGCTACTAGTTTTAACTTAGAAATTAATTTAACTGGTGTTTTTTCAATAACTGATCCTAGTGTTGGTTTAACATGGGATAATGTCTTTGCTAAGTGGGAAGATATTGCCACAAACTGGGAAGATGTATAATTTTTTTATTTGTATATTTGTCTAAGATTAATAATTTAAAAAAATATAAATATGACAACTGGAGTATTTAATGGTACTGATTTACTACTAAAAATAACTGATGGCACATCAATAGCAACATCTACTGTTATCGGACATTCAACATCTTGTTCACTTTCACTTTCAAATGATTTACCTGAGGCAACTACAAAAGATAGTAGTGGTTTTCAAGAAGTTATTGCTGGGGTTATAAGTGGTGAGCTTAGTTTTGAGGGATTAATTGCTTATGATGATGATGCAAACCCAGTAGATTTTTCAGACATTCTTATAAATCGTAGAGCTGTAACTTGGACATTTGGAACTGCTGATGCCGCTGATACTGTTTACACTGGATCTGGGTTTTTAAGTTCTGTCGAGATGAGTGCAGAAATGGAATCACCAGCAACTTATAGTGGATCTATAACTGTTAATGGTGCAATCACTACTGTATAATAAGCAATACAATTTTTAAATAAAAAGGGGTGTAACCTAAGGAAACTATACCCCTATAAATATATTATTATGGCAAACAAGAAACGAGGTTACTATACCTTAAAACTAGGTGGGAAAATGAGAACAATGCATTTTTCAATGAATTTCTGGAGCAACTTTACTGAATTTTTACAAGTACCATTAGACAAAATTGGTGATGTATTTAGTCAAGGTGTATCTATAAAAGCAATTATAGGTTTGGTTTATTCTGGTTTATTAGCACATGATCAAGAACAAGGCAACGAGATTGAATATAATGAGTTTCAAGTTGGTATGTGGCTTGAAGATTTTGATGCTGAAAAATTAACTGATGTTGTAAATGCAATGATGCAATCAAGAATATTAGGCAACGATTTAAATATGGGTGTTGCTAGAAATATTAAAAAAACTACAAAGCCGACTAAAGAGGGAAAGTAAGTAGCCAGCTTGATTGGGATTCTCTTTTAGATTTTTACATTGGTCAAGTTGGCATAACTCCAGATTCTTTTTGGAAAAACACTTGGAAAGAAAATCACTTATTAGGTGAATCTCACATGATTAAAATTAATACTAATTGGGAACAATCAAGATATATAGCTACTATGCTTTATAATGTAAATTGTCATAAAAAAGGGCAAATGATTACACCAGATAAATTGTTTCCATTGCCACAAGATATTTATTTAGGCAAAGGAAAACCCAAGTCAACAAAAGAGAAGTTTTTAAGATTTAAAAATAAAGTTGCAAAATCTAAGCTACCAAAATAGGTGGCTTATTTTTTTTGTATTTTTGATAAAAATTAATTCATGGCAAAGTTAAGATTAGATTTACAGTTAACTGGCTTTCAACAAGCATCTAGCAAATTAAAACAATTCGGCAGTAAAATGAAGTCAGTTGGCTCAAGTTTATCCGCAATAAGTTTACCATTAGCTATTGCTGGTGGAGCAGCAATAAAAATGGGTGCTGACTTTGATAAAAATATTACAAAAATAAAAGCATTAGTTGGAGCTAGTGAACAAGATTTAAAAGATTTTTCTGATGCATCAAAAAGAATGGCAAAAGAAACTGGTTTGTCATCTAAAGAAACTAGTGATGCAATGTTTTTTATTGCATCTGCTGGTTTAGAGGGTGCTGATGCAATATCAGTTTTAGAACAAGCATCTAAAGCTAGTGCCGCTGGTTTAGGTAATGTATCGCAAATTGCTGATTTAGCGACATCTGCATTAAATGCTTATGGTTCTGAGGCATTATCAGCTGAGGGTGCAACAGATGTATTAACAGCGGCAGTTAGAGAGGGTAAATTAAATAGTGAGGAATTAGCTGGTGCAATGGGTGGTGTTTTACCAATAGCATCTAATTTAGGTGTTAGCTTTGATGAGGTTGGTGCAACATTAGCGGCAATGTCAAGAACTGGAACTAATGCGGCAAATGGTGCTACACAATTAAATAGTATTCTAGCTGGTTTATTAAAACCTACAAATCAAGCAGAGGAAGCATTAAATGAAATGGGATTGTCTAGTGCTGGATTAAAACAGCAAATTAAAGATGAGGGGTTATTATCAGTTTTAGAAACTTTAAAAACAGAATTTGATAAAAATAGTGATGCGGCGGCTCAAGTGTTTCCAAATATTAGAGCTTTAAAAGGTGTTTTAGATTTAACTGGTAAATCAGCTGAAACAACAAAAGAAATATTTGATGAATTAAACAAAGCTCAAGGTGCAACTAAAAAAGCATTTGAAGATACAGCTAAAAGTGCATCATTTAGATTAACAAAATCTTTAAATAGTGTAAAAGAATCTTTTGCATCTGTTGGAACTGTCTTATTAAATTCTCTATTGCCAGTCATTGAAAAAATAGCTGGTGGTATTGAAACTTTATTTACAAAATTTACACAATTAGATGGTACAACACAAAATATAATTATTGGTTTTGGTTTATTTGTCACTGCTATTGGACCAGTATTATTAGCAGTTGGCTCTTTAACATCTGTTATTGGTATTATGGCATCTGGTTTTGCCACTTTAAAAATTGCTTTAATTGCAGTTAAGGGTGGTTTTGCAAAATTAACAATAGTTATGATGGCGAATCCTTTTATTGCTATTGGTACTGCAATGGCTGTATTAATTGGATATGTAATTACTATGGGTAATAAAATGGCACCACTTATAAGTAAATGGCAAACATTTAAAAATATATTAAAATCTGGTGGCTCTTATGCAAAATTCTCTACGTTACAATTAATTGATCAAAATGCCGCATTAAAAAAACAAAAAGAGGAAACAGATAAAACTAATCAAGAACTTGCAAAATTAGGTGAAACTAATGTAAAAATAGTTACACCTATTGCTAATACGAATACTGCTTTAGAAACTACTGCAACAAAATTAAAAGCAATTAGTGTTAATGCAATTAGTGTTAAAGAGGGTTTTGCTAAAGTTGGTGAGGGTGTACAAATTGTAGGAACTATTTTAACAGAATCAATGGAACCAGCTTTGCAAAAAACAACCCAATTTGGTAATGCATTAGAATATATAGGTGAGCAATTACCATCAATGTTTGCATCAGCTTTTGAAAGCATGATGAGTGGTGAAAGTTTTATCAAATCACTTGGTAAAATGATACTTGGTTTAATTAAAAAATTAGTTGCGGCGGCGGCGGCGGCATTAGTTTTAAGCACATTACTAGGGGGTATTGGAGTTGGAAAAATTGGTAAAACTGTTGCAAGTTTTAAAGGTATATTTGGAGCAATTACTGGCTTTGCAAAAGGTGGTATTGTATCTGGTCCAACTATGGGATTAATGGGCGAATATCCTGGTGCAAGAAGCAATCCAGAGGTTATTGCTCCACTTGATAAATTAAAATCATTAATTGGTGATAGAGGTGGCTCATCTAATGTCCAAGTAAGTGGGCAATTTGCACTTAAAGGGCAAGATCTAGTTGTTGCATTACAAAGAGCAGACAGAAACAGAAACAGAATTAAATAATGGCATACGGAGTTAAATTTAGATTAGAGTTTTCTGATGATTTAGAAAATGGCAAAAAAATAGAAATCTTAAAAGATGGCTATACTGGAACTGTATATGATTTAATTGGAACTAATGATCCAGTGCAAATATCATGGGATCAAGATGATAATTTTTATGATCCTATAATTGGTTCAACTTGTCAAATAAATCTTTTTGTTACAGATACAACAAATTATGATGATTTTTATATAGCAGATGAGAGAGAATATAAAATAAAAATATCTTATAAAGATTCTAGTAATAATTATCAAACATATTGGCAAGGGTGGTTATTAGTAGATCAATTTCAAGAAGCAGTTACATCAACTCCCTATCCTATAACCTTAAGAGGTTATGATGCTTTGGGTAGTTTGGGTGGCTTTACACAGCCATTAACAAGATCAGCTGGTAATCAGCTAGCTGGGGTTTTTATGGTTTTTATACATGAAATTCTTGAAAATATTGATTTGGGTTTTGATATATATGTTTCAAATGATATACAAAAAGATGGTGCATCTTCTGGTTATAATATATTTGATCAAGCATCATGTGGAGCTGATAGTTTTTTTGCTGATGGTGTTGATCCTAAAAACTGTAAAGAGGTTTTAGAGCAAATTTTAAAATTTACAAACTCAAGAATTTTCCAAAGTTATGGCAAATGGTATATAATAAATAATTCTAGTTATAGTGAACAATCGGTAAAAGATAGCAGTGCAACAACTGCTAATGGTGGTACAATTCCAACTGGAATTAGAGCCGCAGAAACTGCAAGTTTACAAGCTAATAATGATGAGGGTATAAAATATCACATTTATAATTCAGCTGGTGTATATATATCTACTAGCACTGTTGATGTTTTATCTATTGTGCCAAGTGATCTGCAACCTATTGGTAATAACTTAACAAAAGAATATTTACGTCCATTAAAAGAATATACACAAAGTGTAAATATCAGCGGTTTTTTTAGTACTAATATTATAGGTAATTCAGGATTTGAATTTGGAACATCTGGTTGGACATTAACTAATAGTAGTGTTGTAAGTGATTTTAGCTTTCAAGGTGATTCATCATTAAAATCAACTAATATAAAAACATCAGCTAGTGCAACTGGTGTAACCGCTACATTAATAAACTATATTGATGAAGCTGGTTCGCAATTTATAGGTTACAAATTAAAATTAAATAATTTTTTTAATTCAACATCAGGTGTTGTTAGAGGTTTTAGATGGCAAGTAAAAGCTGTTGCATTTACAATTCCAGGTGATCCGCCAATAGCAACAAGATATTGGGATGGTAATGATTGGACAACAACAGCTACAATTAATGAAGTCAATATTGTAAATAATAGAAGATGGAAAAGTTATGATTTTACAGCTCCAGCATTGCCAAGTAATTCATGGCGATTATATTTTTATTTATATGATCCGTTCCAAACTGGTAGCTCATCTGGTTTTACAGATACTCATTGGGAT